GCCAGCGCCAAACGCAGCAGCCTCATCCATTCTTACCGAAGTTGATGTGAACCCGTCGTTTGTAACCTCTTGACCGACCGTAAGCACCATTGGGTCACGGGTTCCCCGATACAGGACCATATCCTTTTCAAGCCCACCTGATTTTACAATTGCAGCCTGAATCTTGATTGCGTTATCTTTTGCTCCATTTTCAACTGGGTCAAGCACCGCAGGCAAATTCCATTTAGTCGTATCAGGTCCGTATTTTCGCATCATTGCATTTATGTTTAGGTAGGCAAACGACTCCCCATACGTTATCAGCGCGCTTTGCTCTGATTCGGTTAAGTCAGAATTATTTCCGCCACCAGCACCCGTTGCCCAGTTGCCATGTTCACTCTGATCGTGGTCGCCATGCTTAACGCTCTTGCTTGTCTCGTGAGTTGGCACGATCGTGGCGTCGATCTTAATGACGCCCGTGAGGTCCTGACCGCCGCCAAGTGTCGAGACGTCGACCTTGTCAATTTGAAGGTGTGTGTTTCGTGGCAACATCACCTCACCCTCCGAGTAATTCCCCTGATGACCAGCGACTGCCAACTCAAGCGCAGGCGCGCCTGCTGGCGCGGTAATTCTCCACTGCACTGATGCTGGCGCCTGGAAATCTGCCAACCCAGAGATGTCTCCCCAGTTTTCCGTGAAGTACGACAGGTGAGGTCCTTCTCTACGCGAGGTGCTTAGATAGCCTTGATCTGAAATGACTGCGCCTGGCTCAATCGTCATGCCGTACAAGTTGATGCTGGATGCCCCAGGCTGCAGGTCGGCGCGGTCGACAATTGGCGATGAGCCGCGATAAAGCGTGGTCTCTTCCAGCATGTAACTGCTTCGAATTACACGGTCCAAGTCTTGCCATCGGGACGCTGCGTTGGCGTCGTCGTCCATGTCTGCGTAAACGATTTCTGCTGCCTGCGCTAGTGTGCGACCGTTCCTGAGTTCCTCATTTAGCGCCGCGTGCAACGGCTCCCCGTCCATTGTTTTCCCGCTTGTGTAATCGCTAAACGTATCCCGTCGCTCTAGCCAGGCGTCGCCAGCGGGTGCGGCTGGTGCTGTCGTAATAGCCTCTGGGTAGTCTGCGCGCGTGCGGTCGATGTCCTGCTGGCTTGGCGCCTGAAACGCCCCGCCGATTGCGTTGGCTCCCGTCGCCCAGTTGCCGTGGTCAGACTGGTCATGATCGCCGTGCTTTAGGGACTTAACTGCGTCATCCTGGATAACCGTGACGCGGATTTTCTTGGTGTGGTCCTCTTCTGGCAGCAGCGTTTCGTCGTATCGTCGTGCATCCTCAACTGAATCAATACGCAACGATGTGCCTCGTGGCAGCAAAATCTCACTTTCGTTTTCGGTCAAGAAATCAAATCCGAACTGCTTGGCGTAGTCATCAACAGTAATGACCTTTGACCCTGCTGGAATGGTGACTTCCATGATTGCTTTTTGTCCAGTGAAATACGCTGTCCCAAGACCAGCGAAGTTTGCCGCCTCGATTGGGTTCTGGCTTGTTGAGATGTATGCGCCGTCCGACCACACCGTGCCTTCCTGCAGCGATGCGACCACGTCGCCAGTAATCCCTCGGTACACAATCTTGTCTTCCGTCGTAGGAGCCTGCGCCGCAAACAACGCATCCAGATTCCTTTGGGCTTCCACCGTTTTCTCACGAATGCCAGCGCGCTCTTGCGCCTCTGCAATTTCTGGATTCCGCAGCGCCTGGTTGAGGCGTAGGTACTCTTGTCCTATATAACTCTGCAGCGCTTCCCACTGAGGTCGGGGCGTGTCGATAATTTCTGTCACCGCGCCAGTCGCCCAGTTACCGTGTTCGCTTTGGTCGTGATCCCCGTGCTTACGCGCGCGCGCTACCGCGAGACGGCGCGGCATTTAGCGAACTCGGCGTAGGTCCCCTGGCTTCCAGACAAACCGCTCAGCGCGTGCGCGCTTCTGCTCGTCCGTGAGCGGGACTTGTGGTGCCTCCCCGTCAATCCCAACCTGCTTGCGCTCGGCTTCGATCTCTGGATCGACAGCGTCAGCCTTCGGCTTGCGCGGAATGACCTTATCTGGGTCCCAATGTTCAGCCATGATTCCTCCTCGCTACTTTCCGACTTCGTCGGGTCGCTTGATTCTATACCGTGCCAGCGTTTCACGATCTCGAAGCGAAACCGTGCGGGAAATGATTGGCATGCCGCCCTCGCTAATCCCGATCTGGTCGGTCTGACCAGCCTGGCGTCCTGCCCAGGCTCGAACTGCCATCACCTCTGCAACCTCCTGAATCTCATCGGGGATGGCTGGGAAGCCCCAGGTGCCAGTGATTCGGATGTTTGAATACCCAGGGCAGAATCGCGGCAGCGGGTTGCCAGCGCTTGGAACGTTTGTCATGACCAACTCCGTGTACGGAAACCCTGGATCAACGTCTTGCGTGTACGGGAGAAGGAAGTAATCGGTTGATGGGATGGTCTCAAACGGACCCCCCGTGTAGGCGGCGTTCTCGAGCAGGGTGATCGTTCGGATTCCACGAGGGAGCAGCAGCACGCGTGGCGTGGTGCATTCGAATCCGTCAAAGAGGTAGGTCTGCGTCCCAGCAATGGGAGCCAGGACTCGGTGCGTGTAGGACTCAATGTAGGCGTTGACCTGATCGCACACCTTCTGGATCAGCGTGTTGTCAGTGGTGTCAGCCGAGGGGATGCCCAGGCGTGCTTTCACGTTTGTGAGCGTGGCGTAGGTACCGATTGCAGTTGGCATGTTGCTGAGTATATAGCAAGGCTCCCGAGATTTCTCTCGGGAGCCTTGCGTTTAGCCGTCGGGCTAGATCAGTTAGGCGCGGACGCCCGTGATCTTCTCGACTGCGGTTGGCTGCGTGACGGCAATTGCGTGACGCGCGATTGCGCGGAACGCGGACTGGTCGGTCGCAAAACCAACCTGGTCGCTGAATGCCAACTCGATGCCCTGGCGCTCGAGCAGGACCAACTTCGAGGCGTCTACGAGGTAGACGTTCGAGGTGTCGCTGTTGCTGCCAGTGGTGCGGTTGATTGCAATTTGGGATGTCACGTAGACAGGAATCCCAAGGAGCATCGCGCGCGGTCCGTTTGACGCACCGAAGCCACCGCTTGGCAGCATTGGAGCGTTGTATCCCTGATACCCAGAGATGAGGTACTGGTTGCTGCTGTCCTTCAACTTAGCCAGTGAATTGAACGTGCGTGGGTGCATAATCCATGCGCCCGTTGCCGACTGTGGCTCAACATTCACGAGACGAAGGTTGTACACCGCGTCAAAGAGATTGTCGAACGTAAGCGCAGCGCCGTTCGTCCCGAGGGACGGACCAGCGGTTACGCCAGAGTAGGCTGCAAGACCCGTGATCTCATTACCAGACCCCGTGCCTTCGAGTTGCTGCTGATCAGCAAACAGCGAAACGTCGCGGATAAGCGTCTTGGTGATGAACTCGTTCCAGGCTGGATCGGCGTCCGCGAGAAGTTCATTGCTGAACACTCGATAGCCGTACGCCTTCTTGATCGTGATTGACTGCTGAGCGAACGTTACGTCCTGAGCGCTGAGCGAAGCGGCTTCTGCAGCCGTTGCGCCTCCTGCACGGGCATCCTCACGCGGGAGGTAAACAACGTTCGAACGAACAGGCATCTGCGTCAAGCCAGGCAGGTTGCGGAACACAAGGTTCGGCACCAGCGCGTACTGGAATGCGTCCTGGAGGTACTGAGGCGGCACGAGGAAACCACCAGCCGAGCCAGTGCCTTCTGTCGCAGCCTTGATTGCGGAGTCTACACGCGCAGCGTGCTTCGTCTCGCCCATTGCCTCAAGAACCTGTCGAGCCTCGTCTGGGGTCTTCGCCCAAACGACTGAACGATACGATGGCTCGCCCATCGTCTCTTCGTCAGGACCGTTCTTGTAACCAAAAATTTCGGAAGCAGCCTGCGAGAAATCCTTCTCGAACTCTGCACCCTTTGCCCATGCGCCACGGAATGCAGCCTTGACCGCATGTCCAACGCTTGGAAGACCGTACGCCTTACGCGTATAGCCAAATGACTTTGTCGCCGCTGCAGGTCGTGCGTCCTCGTCAACAGTGTTCAAGCCCTTAACAGCCTTGCTCACTGCATTTGCGACGAGGTTTTCGACCTCATTGGACGACAGGAACTCTGTGTCTGCCACGATGTTCTCCTATCGTTATTGGGCTTAGCGCCCATTCTTCTACCAATGCCTGCGAGGTCGTCCGTCTGCCGCAGCAAATGCGTTGGCGCGCTCGGCTTCTCCAGCAAAGCGACGGCTCAAGTCACAGCCTGAGCCGTCGTTGCGAGTGTATCAGGGATTTTTTTTAGGCGCGGCGAATGCGGAAGGTCTTAGCCTCTTCTGCGTAGTCCTCGGTTTCGGTTTCCATTTCGCCGTTGGCTTCCATTGGTTCGCCGTTGGCGTCATGCATTGTCTTGTCCAGGCTCTCGAGGATGTCGGCAAGCGCATCGAACATCATGGCGATTGGAGCCTCACCGCATTTCACTGCGTTGATGATCGATCGACCAGCCGCAATGTGGTTGCGGAAATTCTTTGCCGCTTCTTCCTCGGCAACGTCTTCGGTTGCGTCTGCTGGGCTTTCTTCCTCTTCCTTTGGCAGCGATGCGACCACCGCATCAGTGATGATGCGCGCCTGGTCCTGGGTAATCGTGCCAGTAAGGAGCGCGTCGATTGCCGTCTGGAGCGTTGGAGCCTCGGCTGGCGCCTCAGCAGGAGCCTCTTCGCCCTCCATAAGCGCCTTGATGTACGCCTTCGCGCTCTTCTTTTGAGGAACAATGTACGCATTTGGGTTGGCTGGGTTAGGCGTAAGGCTCAACTCAACGAGCGCCCACTTCAAAATCTCGCCAGTCTTGGACGAAACCTTGACCAAATGACCCATGGTTCCAGACGAAAAGCCCAGCGCATCCTGGTCAATCAGTTCCTTAATCTCGTTAATGTATTCGGATCGGGCGTTAAGTTGCGCCTGGACCCACACTCCGCCGTCGTCAATGCGCTTTACGCCCCATCGACCAATGACCTGGGTGTCCAGTTTCTTGTCGAGACCATGCTGATAGAGCAGCGGTCGCTGTCCGTCAGGGATGAGGTCCAGGGCAAAGTCCGTATTTTTGCTGAAGAACTGCCCGTGCATGTCGCGTCCCTTGATTGGTCCGCCGAACGGCACGCCATAGCCTTCAATGGTGATCGAGTCTTTAGCGATCGCGGCAATCTTTAGGTACGGCATTTATTCTCCCCTTAGCCCGAGGTATCCGTCTTTCGACACGCCCTCGAGAATCTGCTTTGCGCTATATCGACGACGAAGACCTTGTTCGATCATCGAACGCTGCTCGTCGGTTACTGCACATCCTACCATTGCTGCGACATCGATTGATCCGCCGCTGGTAAATGATTTAACTTCTGGCATTGAATAGAGACGTGGCTCTGCTGCAAACCACGCCATGATCGGCGCGGCGCTTACAACGTTGTCGTCTTCAACGGCAACCTGCATCTGCGGTACCGCCTCAACCTGACCAGGTCGCTTGCCAAGCAAGCCTTCCTGCGGCTGACCGTTGAGCAGCGGGATGTCTCCCCATTCAACAGGAGCGCCGATTCCGAAATGCGCGCGCACTTCATTTGGCGTCACCACACGTCGATCCAGGAGCGAAGTCCACAGGGTCAATTCCTCTTGCGGTGTTGGTCGTAGGGCTTCAATGCCAGAGACGTCGAACTGCACCGTGAGGCGACCCGTGCCGCCATCGAAATCTGGCGTGAGCCAGGAATCTAGAATGCTGGCGACCCATCCCAATTCGTTTGACATGCGGCGCCAGAAGACCTGCTCGGCATCGCGCACTGATCGATAGACGCCCGTATGCTCGTCATCGCCTACGAGCGCGAGCGGCACGCCCATCGCGGAGGAGATTGCCATGCGGCTAATCTTTCGCGCGTTGAGATACTGCGCGTCCTGCTCTGGGATTCCAAGTTGCTGCCACTGCAAACCGCCAGGAAGCACTGCGGACTTTCCTGCATTCTTCGGACCAGTGAGCGCGGCGAGAACTTTCTTGATTGCGCTCTGGTCCTGTGGCGTTAGGTCGCTATCCTTTGGCGCAACCCACGCGCCAGCGGGGACGCCCATGTTGCGGAGCAACGCATTGGTGTGCTGCGATGCCATGATGCTGACCTCGATCTCCCTGCGGATTGCAGAGAGCGGCGACAAGCCGTGCGTCGGGTCGACAAAGTTTCCTGGCAAGCGGAATGCAATGATGTCTTTCGGGTCGATGATCTCTGCCGTGTCAGGCTTCGCTGGTCGATACTCGTAAGATTCAATCCAGGTCTTGCCCATCTTCGGGGTGACGTCGGTCGGTCGAAGCAGGTACAACTCTTGTGGCGCACCGCCAAGACGACCGCGCACCTTGCGGACATACGCCTCGCCATAGATTGCAAGGCTCGCAACCAATTGTCCCTTGAAGTCAGACGACGACATCGAATACGGATTGATGACGTCGAGAAGTTTTTGATACTCAGCAGCCTCTGCATCCTGGGCGAGGTCCGCTGGGATAAGGTCGTGGTCTGCCTTGACGTAAACGCGGAGCGGAACCGCCGAGGCGCTCATCGACTTTAGTTTTACGCAGGCGTATACGAATGCTTCGTCGGCTGCAGCCTTCGCCCAATCCGTTGGCTTTGTATATTGCCCAGGCTCGTCTTCGAGCATTCCGAAAAACGCCATCCAGGTAGCAAGCGAATCCTTCTTGCTCGGATTGATTACGTTGCGCGGGTCTGCGAAGTTTGGGATTCTTCCGCTAGGCATCAAGTCTCCTCATTGGTTGGTAGTCCGCATTTCCAGCACCACTCTTCATCGTCGGGCTGCACATATGGTACAAGACAACGGCATAAGTCTGGGCGCGCTACGCGATGAAGCCGCTGAACGCGCGCCTGGGCGCTGGCTGCATCGCCTGTGAAGCCGCCATTACCAGCGCGATCGCTGCGTCTACCTTCGCTGTTTTCGACCCCCTGGGCTTCCTGATCCGCCAACCTGCGTCTCCCCTTGGAACTGCAACCGCTGTCATGACGTGTCGCGTTAGCGCCATGTTAGTTCCTGGATCGTAGCGCAATCTTCGGGTGATGATTGAAGAGAAAAGGTCCGACGTCATTGGCACCATGCGCGCATCTGTCTGGGCAACCATCACCATTGCCAGACCTTCCGCCTCTAGAATCTGCGCTGACTCTCTAAACGACCACGGGTCGTAGCAAAATGCTGGACCTGGCTTGGTCCTGCCGTCAATTTTTACGGCTGGCGCTGGGAACCGCGATCGAAGATCGCGGAGAAATTGTCGAATTTCTTCGATGTCTACCTGCCAGGCTGCAGCCTCGGCTGTCTCGTGGTGGTACGGATTAGCCCAGACCTTGGATTCGACCACCAGCAAATCTCCCTGCTTCTGCGCGACGACAACGGCGGACGCGTCGTGCGTTACGCCGATGTCGATGCCGACGGACACGGGCAGCATTGGGTCAAGTTTTGCTCCCTCCTCAGCGCATGCAGCCCAGGCTCCAGACGGTAGCCAGGATTCCTCTCCAGCGTTTACCCATTGCCCGAGGTGCAGGCGCCTGAATTCCTCGAGCCGTGTCGTCGGCTTGTAGCGCTGCTGCTTCAAATAGTTGTCGCTGATCCACGGAGCAGGGTTGCTCTTCCTCCAGACAATCGGATCGTCTGGGTCAGCATCGTCTGGTGCGCCGTAGTGGTACAGGAGGAATCCATTCTCTGGGTCACGAGCGATGCGTCGGTAATACGGCTCGACCTGGACCGTCTGGTCTGGCGCAGTCTCGATGACGCGCTGGTAAATCTGCCCGAGGATTTGCTCGCGGTCGTAGCCTGGCGTGCTGATGGCGACGGTCAGCGATTCTTCTCGCGCGCCTGAGCCTGACGTAAGCGCCGTGTACAGGTCCCCGTTCTGATGCGCCCACAACTCGTCAACGATTACGCAGGACGGATTCGATCCGTGCTGCAATCGACCATCGGACGCAACGACGCGGATGAATCCGCCCCCGACAACATCGACGTGATATTGCTTGGGCTGTAGGACCGCTGACAATTCTGGGTGGTTCAGGATGAACGCCTTGATCTGTCGGAAGATGACGGCAGCCTGGTCCCTGGAGGCAGCGGCAACAATTGTCTGTGGCTCCTTGCCAGCGTCGCGTAGCGTTTGGAAGATTGCCAGGGCTGCAGCGATTGTCGATTTGCCTTGCTTACGCGGGAGCAGCAGCGTCGCCTCGGTGAAGACGCGCTTGCCCGTAACGGGATCGCGTGACAGGAGGTCGTTAATAAAATCTTTCTGGAACGGTTCGAGGACTAGGGGCTTTCCTGAGAATTGTCCGATGGATTGTCGGATGAAGTCTCGACAGAAGCGTTCGAAGATTGGTCCGTCGCTGAGGATGGACGGTCGATGCTCTCCGCTGGCATCGCCATCAGGTCCGAGATTAGCGTCGCCTTCTTTAGGCGTGGCGTCTTGTTTGCCGTGTAGCGCCGTTGGCTCGGCGTTGACGTCAGGCTCATTCTCCCCAGAAGTTGCTGATAGGTCGTGCATGCTTGCCTCTCAATCATAGCCGCAGGATGCGCTGCGATCCCCTGCGAGGTGCTGACCGTTATTCCGTCACGAGCCAGGATTTCCGCTGCCTCCTGCCACCGCGCCCATGCTACCGCTGCCATGTGAATCAATTGCGGCGGCACGTCATTCTCTCGACCCGCCAGGGCGACCTGCTCCTCGAGCAGAGCCGTGTGGCGCTCGACCTCGTTCGGTTCCGTGCGATGAATAGCGCTGCTCATTTATGCATCCTACACCCTAAAACCTGTATGTAACAAAAAGGCGTGCTTGTCGTCGACCATACCAGGGCTTGTGTCCCCTGGAGCGTGCGACACAAAGGGTGCCGCAAAAAGTACACCAGGCGTGTAGAGCCA